CCGGGTGTTAAGAACGGTTTACCTAGAGTCACTTTACGTCCATGATACTCAGCCTCTACTATCTTATCTTTATGTTCAATAAGATATTCAGTTAGACAAGATGGGCAATATGAATCAGTTTCTAGTAACATAAGTTTTTTAAGAATTAAAATCTATTACAGTACCTTTTGGAGTTTTAACATAGTAATCTGCGTCAGGGAAAGCGTACATATATTCGCCAGTAGGTAGTTTATACACACCAAAATGACCTTCTTCATCTTCCCATTCTAGATGAGCTTCATCATTATCAAATGCTTCAATATCCTCATCAGTTGCCGGTATGTTAAAGATCTCATCTCTATTTCCATCATCGTGAAAATCAATATCACTTACAGGTATCGTATTTTCAGTCAGAATACCGGCTAACTCTTGCATTCTTTTAATTTCGTTGATTTGCTGTTTCATATTAGTGTAAGAATTTAAGTTTATATTTAGTTCCTTCGATTAAAGCTACTAGAGTATCTACTTCGTTCTGGATATAGCTGTCTTGAGGTATGTTGTGTCTTACTGTTTCTACATACTTACTTAATCCTTCGAAATAAGTAATAACACTGTCATCTTCTTTGAATGAAGCTGCTCCAGTGTAGCCTCTTAGTATTCCGTAGCGACCTTGGTAGGACTCAACTAATCCATCAGTAATCTCAAGCACTTCATCGTAGTACTCATTCAAAGCTTTGTGTGCTGCAAAAGAGCTTGTTTGTAGATGAAAGATATGAGCTTGAGTTCTTGAAGAAAATAAAGTCGATATAAATTGAGCAAATTCTTTCATATTATTTCTTTTCTTTCATTGGTTTCTTGGATGCTTCGATCATGCTACATTTTTGACGTAGTTCTTTGATCTTAGCCATTTTAGCTTCCGCTTTTGTGTGGTGTTGATCTGCTGCATCTGGATTAGCTGTTGCTTCATCTAAATGATCGTTTACTTCTTTCTGAAGTTTTTTGATTGTTTCTTCTAGTCTTGAAGTTGCTATGCCTTTCTTCTCTTCAACTCTTTTCATGCTTTCCTGTAAAGAGTCAACAAGCTCTTCAGCAGCCGCTAAAGCTTCTTCTCTAGTTGCGTAGTAGTCTTCGATTTCATCAAAATCAATCTGATCAGCTCCCCAAGCCTTTGCAAATCTCTCTGGAGTCGTTTCTCCTACTAGACTTTTTGCTGCTTCACCTGGTGCTGGTGTTGTTACGTAGTAGAACTTGAAACCATTACCTGGATAGGCTTCGTCTAGTTCTTCTGATTCTTCTACGTGTTTTGGTAGACTTTTAATATTGGGAGTCTCTTTAGCCCATTTTTTAGCTAGTTTTGGATGTGTTGCAAACATCATCCCCTGTTGTGCGCGCGATTTGAATGGCATAGTTATGTATTTTCTGTATTATAAATATCAATATCCCTTAGTTTAGCGATGTACTCCTTCACCTGTTTGTAGGATTCTGTCTTATCACCTCCGTCCCAAGCCTGTACTTCACCATCCTCAGTGACAAATGACTCTTTAATGTCCATCCAACTCTCCAAAGCCTGCTCTAAATCAGTTAAACTTTCGTTCTTATTTGCATTCATCACCTGAGCTGAGTACTCATCCCACTTACCTTCTCTCTTAATTTTCTCTTCTTTTTCAATTACACAGTCGAAACAAGTGCTATGAATAGCCCACATCTTCTTATTTAGGTCTGTTAGCTTCATAGGTTTCTTGCAATTTGGACATGTGATTGGCAATATTGCAAGTCTTTTTATTGAATCAAACTTAGTCACAGTTTGCTTTAGTCCGTCCTTAATTATCCACTTCCTACCACTCTCTTCCCAAATATCTCCTTCCTTGTGTGTTTGACTACTCTTCTCCCATCCAGCTTGTAATTGAGTTCTATCTCCTGTGTTTCCTGATATGAGATTTCTCATTCTTTGCACATCTCTTGGTGCAAATTCTTTTTTCAAAACCGAATCTTTCATTATTATATTATTTTGTATGGTATATTTTTTTCTTTTAGTAACTCTTGTAGATCGTTATAAGCTGTTAAAGTTGAAGGTCCAAAATCCCCATCATCCTCATCATCTCCAAAATTTGCATTAGGATCAAATCCTTTATAATCCTCTGCGCTATAAAGATCCACTGCCATAAGACATTTTGATATATTAACACCTTTTGGGTATTTTTTCAAGCTAATTCTTTCTTCTGACTCATCTACACCAGCCCTACCGTAACCGGCTTCTAGGTCAGCGTATGGAGTTATTTCGTATTGATTTGATAGCTTATTTCCGTCAATAGTCATTCTAACTTGTTGGGAGATTGTGTAGGATACCATTGATTTATTTCTTGTAAAAGAAACATAGGGTTGTATAGTTGAAGTAAGAATAAAATCTCCCTTTACTATATCAAGCATCTTGAGATAAGAGGTAAAGTGGTACAAAGTACCTACCTGTTTAGCTTCCTTTAGTAAATCTATTAGTTTAATCATTCCAAATTATTATTTTAAACTTTTCAGGTTCTATATTAAAAAATTTACATTTCCAATCACTCTGTTCAAAGAAAGGTAAAGAAGCCCATTCACTTCTTCTTTCTAATAATTCCTTAGCTGCTGCATTCCAATCTGTTGATAATGCTAATTCTTCGATTTTAGTCTTAGCTCTCATCACAGCTTCATAATCAAAGTCATCCCATTCATAATGAAATACCTCAAATGCATTACCATCTCTATCAACGTAGTCTATTGCTAGGTCTATTCCCCACTTTGAACGTATCTTTATTAGTTTGCTTACAATTGGCATCTCATTACTCCAATCCTTTAACTGTTCTAAAGCTGCACCATTGTATCCTCTTCTTTCAAATAGTAGTGCATGATTTATGTGTACTCCTTCTACAACTGGTCTTTTGGTTGCAAACCAAGTTCGTTTTATGGCTCTCTTATATCTATGATCTTCGGCTGGTGTATTTACTTCTGCGTAATCCTGTTCTAAATCAGTTAAGTCGTAGCCATTTGTATCAAATAAATCCACACAAGTTATTTGCGGTGTTTTATACCTCTTAATAGGATTAGTCCAATACGGAGTTGGATCAAAAGTATTACCTGTATTAATTAATTTCATAGATTGCTGGGTTAAGTTTACCGTAGTCTCTCATTATTATGCCTGCCATAGCATTTGCTTCATTCTCTATTTCAGAACCAGTTTCACCAGATTCCGCTTGTATCATATCAAGCTCTTGCTGTCTGTGATGAGTTAGTTCATGTGCAAGACTTCTACAAATATCTGCTAGATTCCTTCCTTTATAGTACAGCTCTATTGTTGTATCATGTGGAGTATAAGCTCCAAAAGATCTATTCTGCAATACCCAGTCTCCTTTTGCAATAAGCTTTATATGAGGTAGCGACTGAATTCCTAACTCCTTTTTACAAAAACCTAAAAAATGTTTAATTATATCTAACTTATCCTTGTCCATCTTGAGTTTGGGCTTTTGTAGGTACTAGTAATTTGAATATTTTTGGAGCCATTCCTTTGTTATAAGCGGCTTCTGGGATTGTTTGAGCAAAGCTCTCATAGTCTCCAGTATCAAGAAGACCTCTGACATATGGAGCAGCTATTTTTCCGTCCTTTTCTGTTATTGAGATAGTCTTTACGTTATTTGGATACCTTGTCTGTATGCTTTTTAAATATTCCTGGTCATCTCTCTCATCATCTCCTCCCACCACATAAACAGTTTCTCCACTTTGAGCGGTTTTGAGGTAGTTAAATATGTCTTGGATTGGACTGGTTGCTTCAGATAATCTTACATTAATTTTTGGACTTGGGGAAGCTTCTAAGTACATCATCCACACCTTTAGAGAATCTTCTGGAGTTATCCCGTCTTTTTCTTTTTGGCTGATTATAATATTAACCTCTGTTATGTAGTTTCTTGAAGCAAGATCCATTGCAGCCTTAAAATGCCCTTTGTGTGGAGGCTTAAATCCACCAGGATAGAAGCAGATTCCAGGAGGATTTGTTACTTCCTCTGCTATCAGCCTTCCTAGCTCTCTTGGATCGAAGGATAAACCTTCAAATTGTATTTGTTGTTTAGCCATAGTGTGTTACTATGTATAAATAGTTGTAGACTACCCCAACTTAACACTCGTTGGTAGAACTTCTGTGTGCGGCTTCATGTTAGGATTCTCTAGCTTATAGATTTCGTAAATGCTTTTGAACATTTCAAAATTACGGTCAATATTGTCAACTTCCTTTATTTGCCAACCCTTTCCTTGAATACTCTTCTCTTTTTTATCTGCTCCCTTAGTTGCTGCCTTTAACCACACAATTCCAGTACGTGTTATAGGTTCTGAGTGTGTTTCGTTCCACGCTTTTGCATAAGCTGCAAGCTGTAAGTCGTAGCTTGTGTGTAGGCTGTTTGATGTTTTGATATCTAGTAGCCATAACTCACCATTCATTTTACAGATAATGTCTGCTGTACCAGCGTACTCATGCTCGTCAGAGAATAGATGATACTCTGCAGCTACTATTTCAGGCTTGTGAGTATTCCAAAAATCTGCGAACTTTAGTACCATTTTCCACACATCTAGTGGATATGTGACATCTCCTGTCATATCAATCCAATCAATTTGGTCTCCGTTTAGCAGCCTTTCAACAGCTGTATGCACCATTGTACCTTCTTCAGCTGCTCTTCTTGCTATTAAATCTGCGTTATGTCCAACATCCTTTAGCCAATTATGAAAGAATTGATTCTTGGGAAAGTAGTTTAAGACTGCTGTTACTGATGGATAGAATTTATCTGATCTTTTGTAAAATCTAGTATCTAGTACGTTTACTTGTTTTGAATCAGCACTGTATTCTACAGTTCGTCTGATGGTTGGGTCTTTTATTTGGTTTTGGTTATCCATGGTATTCCATTTTCTTGGTTAATAAATCGCTGAAAGTCAGCTGCTTTGCAGTGTGTAAATACTGTGTCATATTTTCAAAACCTATTTCCGATGGATCTTTTCCATCTAAGTCAACAAAGTAGACATCTTTACCGAGGTCTAATAGTTGTTGAGCATATCCTATAGCTTGCTTAAACGCATCCTTATCCAAGGCTAAATACACCGTTTTAACCTCACTGCTAACCAATTTCAGCATGAGAGAGTTTGGTATGGTCTTACCGAATAATGGAATAGCGTTTCTACGAAGCGCAATTGCGTCAAAAATCCCTTCACACAGGATGACTGGTATCTTCCAGTTAATGTAGTATTCGAACCCAATTAAAGCGTTCTTATTGCAGGATGGGGCATCGTATTTTCTTCTTGGCTCTTTTTCGTAGGATCTTGATATAAAGTAGTTTAGGTGTCCTGATTTATCATAAGATGATACGATTAGTGAATTCGTGTACTTACCTGTCTCACAGTATCCAATATTATATTTTAGAATATCCTCCTCAGTTATTCCCCTTTTTATAGCGTATGCTTTTGCTTGTCTATATGAAAGCTTTGTAGAAGGCTTTGCTAATGAAATAAATTCTTCAGGCAATCTTATGATATCGTAAGTCTTTTCTAAGGTTTCTCCCTTTCCTCCTGGAAAGTATCGCTTCATTTCAGCTATCTGTTCTGGAGTTGCTTGAAGCTTTTTTAAGAGACTTACGGGAGTTCTGCCTTTCTCATTACAAACCCAACAATGCCAGACTCCTAAATTAGGATCTAGTTCTAGTTTTGGTTTATGGTGTTTGCAGAAAGGACAGTGGAAGGCGTGGTTTCCTTTTGTAGATGGTTTTGATCTTCCTAAAACTATATGTAAAAGTCCAAGTGCGAGCCGTGCTGTTTCTTGCATAGGTTTATTATTATCTAATATAATCCTACTTTTATTTCAAATTTCCAACAGGTTCTTCTAGCCAGCTTTGTGGGATAGCCTTATCTGCATAAGGTATGCCTAACTTTTCACACCAAGATCCGTATGTCGTCTTGGATTTTTTAGTAATCTTGGTTGCAGAGTTGCTAAATACAAATCTTATATCCAGATCAGGATACTGCTCTTTTATAAATTTATGCTTCTTTCTATCTGCTAATACAAATCTACCTTTTGTTTCAACTATAATACCGTTTGGTAATTTAAAATCAGGAAGATACGTGTGATTGGAGGCTGGTACTATATACTTTATGATATTTGCTTTGCTCTCGTACTCGTAGGTTATCCCAGCAGTTTGTAACTGTTGAGCAACAGTATCCTCTAAGCCGCTCCTAAATCCATGTTTAAGAGCAATGCTTTTTTTTGAAACCTTTTTTATTTTTTTCATAGTTAGTTGTTAACTATCCCATCTGACAATGAATGTCATGTCCGTATTGGATGGAATTGGATAGGGTGTTCCAAGCTTACCTACCACAAGTAGTTCATTGGATGCATTATATAATCCGACTGTTGTCGCATGTGGCATAAAATCAGAACCTGTTACATTGTTTATTAAAGTTGCTGATGAAAAAGCTTGAGCTGGGGTGTATAAAACTGTTGGGTTTTGTGAGTAGTTAAAATCATTCTCAGCTATGTGACACTTAACTTCGTTTTGATATATTGTAGTTTCTGCAGTAAAGGCTATGTCTAAATCATCAGCTGTGTTCAGATAAGAAACTAAATACTGGTCTGTGAATACTAACATTCCTTGTGAATATATTACATTACCAACATGTATTGGAGTTGCTACTGCTGTATAGTTGTAGGTCGTAGCTACTAGATTACCATTTCCATCATCTTCTACTATAAAATTAATATCTTGACCAGTTACAATATCAAAGTATATGCTTTTCTTTGAAATAGCTTCTCCAAAAGCAATTCTCGGAATAGATATAGCTGTTACGACTTCTCCTGATCCTGTTGGAAAAAACCTAGTATCTGCATCGGAGGTTCCATAAGCTGCTGTAGATTGTAAATAATTATCTGCTGAGGATGCTGATACTGGAAAAGATCCAGTTAGAAAATTAGAGTAGTATAGGTGCCTTAGAGACCTATAATTTACAGTAGATTGAGGAACTGAGCCTGTTACTGAGACAGGCCCATTTATTCCCACTGATATCCCAGCTCCTAGAGTGTTTGTATGACGAATACTTCCTGTAGGTACTGGATACTTTACTTTAAGTGCTGTAGTTATTATGTCTGAAACCTTGAAAGTGTTTGACGCTCTACTCATTTATTACCAGTCTAGTTTTACTCTTATTAATGCTTCCTTGGTGAAGTCTTTCACAAGCGGAGCTGACACTTTTCCAACTGCTAAAAGCTCGTTGTTTGTGTTGTATAATCCTACCGTTGTGATGTAGGTTTGTGGGCTATTTATGTAATTTGGGTATAGTAAATTTCCTGTTGATCCAGAAAGAAAAGTTGGATTTGAAGTGTAGTTGTATTCTGCATTTCCTATACGAACAAATACATAGTTTGATGAAACAGTTTCCTGACTGTTTAATTGAAAACTAACTAGCGAACTGTATAATGTATTGTTGTTTAGAGAAGATGTTGGTGTACTAGTCGTTGTAGTATTTGTAGCTAGATTAATTCCACCATAGCTTGCAGATAGATTTAATGCTGCAGGATTCAGTATTATTGTACCAATATCAGGTAAGAATAATCCGTATGATCCAGAAGCAGTTTGACCGTTTGCAATACCGTTTGTTGGTGTAGTTGATACCGCTCTACCATTTGATCCTGATACTATTTGAAATACTCTACCACAGTCTAAGTAGGATATTACAGAACTATCGTTGCTGTTATCAGCTAAGTATAGCTTACCTGCAGAACCTGATAGAGTTAGGTTAAATGTACCTGGAAATAGGCTTTCCTTATACCTGTTTCTATCTACGTTTATTACCCAAATTTCTTGAGCATTTGAATTTAATCCTCCAAAGTTAAATCCTTGATTACCAGTAGCACCTGCTCCGTATACTAAGGTTCTATACTGCTTATAAGTTGTAAGACTTGGAGTATATCCAGGAATTAGACTATTGTATGTAGTTGATCCAGATCCAACCAAGTTTCCATAGGCTATAGAAAATTGTGTAGTAGCACCAGACCCAGTTGGGTTTATCTGATATACAGGTAGATAAAATGCATCTGAAGTTATGCCTGTTGAGCTAGCTCCTGAAGCTGTATAGAAGCTTGTTAGGGTTGGAGTGTTTGAACTCCAAGCCGGAGCTGTTATTGAGTCTGAGCTTACTACGAAGTCAGTAGGAGCTAATGATGTAAATGACATATGTTATATTAATTGCTTTGTGTTATTTGAACTGGTACTGATAATCTTGCTCCTGAATCACGTCCTGTGATAGTCAGGATGGTGTATAGAGTTGTCTGAGATCCAAACAGGGTGTTTACAGTTGTTGCAGTTAAGTTAATTGATGATCCGATTACAGTCTTAGATACATTTGTACCTAGTGTAGTTGTTGAATTTAAAGATGTTGCTTCAGCTGTGTTGATTCCAACTCCAGTAAAGGTTGACATTGTTCTTACATCCCCAATAGTTGCAACATAGCCTGATTGCTCGTAAGCTGAAGAAGCTCCTAAATAATTTAGAGTTTGTGGAGTAATTGAAACTCCTGCACCTTGCTTCAATATAATAGAAGAATAACCGATATTAATCACTGGCAATTGAGCTGTTCCTCTCGGTAAAGTTACTAACTTGTACTTCATGATTTCTGTATCTTCCGGAAAAGCTTGGATGATTGGCATATTCTGAATTGCTTCACCATAAAATGCAGATCCTGATGGATGGTTTGGATTATATAAAGTATAATCTACCTCATCATCCGATAAAGAAAATTGTGTAATTTGAAATGAACCGTCATTTCTTGCTAGAAGTTCTCTACCTTTCTTGGTTAGAATAGCATCAATAACAACTGATGTGTTGCTTAAATATCCCATATTTGTTTTGTGTTTACTGTGTTAATAAATATATAAGAGTTTGTTTTTAATGTTAAAAGAGTTTACTAAGCACTTCCTGTTGTTCCCATGCTTGCACTCACTATGTAACTATCTCCAGGTTGTGGTATCCATCCGTAGTTATAGCCTTCTGATCCTACTTGTACTGAGCTAGAATATAGATATGTGCTTGTACGTGTATTGTAGACAGTTAACGATCCTGTATAGAAGAAAGATACGTTAGACGTAGTACCAATATATGCCATAGTTCCTACTGCTACAGTTGTAGTTCCTGACTGTGGACCGGATAATGATCCTGTGACTGTTAGTGTTGGAGTTGGTTGACTCACGTAGAAGCTACTACTTGCTGCCATTCCTGGAGTGTAGCTACTTGTTACATTAAACCAATAACTTATGGGCACTGCAGTGTTGTATATTGAAGTGTATATAGTGTATGAATGAGCTACTTGTGCTACGAACGATGCACTTATAGATCCATTGTAATTTGATCCTGTAAATACGTAGTAGCTAGGGTCATCATCAGGAAAATAATTATCTTGTATCCAAAGAGAAGCTGTATATGGAATACTACCTGATACTTTATTTACTATAACATTATAAGTGTTGTTTGATGATACAGTAGTACTTCCATTTCTAGTGACAGCCTTTGCAGTAACTATAGAAGAGGTTGGTGGGGTTGTTTGTGATAGTAAAAAATAACTACCACTTAAATCTAAAGCTGTAAAGCCGCCTGCTACAGTAAACGTATAGTAAATTCCAGATTGTGCATTAGAAGTAATTGCCGGTATTGACGGTACTACAGTAAGAGGTGTCTGTATACTAGCAGGATAGCCTGTGTAATATATGTTAGTACTTCCATACGGAAAAGTCGTTATTAAAAAACTACCGCTATAAGCGTTAATACTTGTAGAGGATGTAACTAAGCTTGTTATATTACTCCATGTTTTTACTGTTCCGTCATCTTTCTCTAAATAAAGTGATGATGTATTATCATAATAGATTGCTTGCATTATTTATAGTTTAAATTAAGGACTGATTTAGTGTTGTAAAAATAGTACTCTGTGCAGCTAGGATAGTAGCATTAGCGTCATAAGGTGTGAGTATGGCGGGTGAAACCTCCCCAGGTTGTTTTATGTAATTAATTAATACCGATGTTTCGTCTGGTTTTTGTCTTAAGATTGCAAAATTCTGGGAATTATAGGTTGTCCAATTTGTTATTGGTTGATCTAAAGTTACTGTTGTTTGTGCTACAGGAAATGTAAATGTTCTCTGTATAAATGGATTATTACTTGTAAAGCCAGCTAAATAACGTGCAGTGTCATAAACACTTTGATTGAATGGTGTTTCAGAAAAAATGATTGTATCTAAATACACTCTAGCATATCCACCTACAGTAGCTGTATTTAGGACTGGAAAGAGAGTGGTTGTATTATGAATATATTCAAATTGATCTTTACCATTAGGTAGGTAGGCTGAACCTGATATTTGAATTAAATCTCCTGGTGAGAAGTACTGGTTTGGATTTCCCGGTAAACTGCTATTAAGATATTCTATATAACTTGTAAAGTTACCACCTCCAGCATGTATATTACCTGAACCAAGTATGAATCTAATTCTTGCGTTTACAGTAATAGGTGCTTTTTGATATGAGCCAGTTGATAATACTTCGTAAGTTTGACTTAGCTTTGAGTAAAAATTACCTAATCTAATTAAATCCCCTTGTTGTATTGAAAAATAATCTACTACGTCAGAATAATAGTTTGACGTACTTCCAGTAGAAGTAAAAATACAGGATTGACTAAAAAATTGTTTTGTATTGGTTGAAAATTGTAAAGTATTAGCAGATGATGTTGTAAATAACGGTATACTATTTTGATATTCTAATGTATTTTGATACAGAGTTTCTGTTGTTAGTGTGTCTACTACATTAAAATATGTATACCTAGGCTCTCCTAAAGTAAATTGTATTACATTAAAACTACCGTCAAAACATCCATCTTGTAAATCTATCCAGTAAAATTTAAACCTTAAACTAGTTCCTGCTGTTAAAGTTACAGTTCTAGTAGAGGTTTCGCATAAAAATAAATCGGGACCACTTTTAGTTGTAGCGGATTGGATTATATGATTCATAAAAGTATCAACTCTAAAATCATAACTTACTGTGCTATCCTGATCTCCTGTTGCATGTGGTCCTTGTTCACTTAAGACTGTACACATTAATTTACCGTTATCATCTACAAGACCTGTCCATGATCCTTCTATATCGGGAGTCGTGCTTTGTTCTACAATTCCTACTAGTTTTAGATTAACTGTGTGTTGGTAAGCATGGAATAGTATTGAGATAGCTATGGTACCGTCAATAGTATACGTGCTTGTTCGAGGGACAGTATAAACTGTACTACCATTTAGTGTCTGAAAAACAGAAGGATCTTCGTAGCTATAAGCATTACCATTTTGTAGATATGGGCTTTGTATTCTCGTATCCGTAAATAGCGGTAGTTGGAATCCGTAAGCTGTTCCAACACCATTACTATTGAAAGCTCCAAGATTATTGCCGTCTGAATCGTAGTTATTATAATCCACAAGGGGACCGCTCCCATTATACTGCCAGTTCGCTGAGAGTATTTCTACAGCTATAGCTTGATCAGTAATTGCTTGTCCATTTACTGTAATAATTGGGGAATTTGCTGCTCCAAATATAGAAGAAGGAGGTGTCGGACTTTGTGCATCAACCTTACTATAATATAGGCTATAGGGAGAATATGCATTAAATCCTAAATTGACAGAAGCTGAGCTAATTGGTTGATCAAATGTAAAAGTAAGGGGTTCATTGTTTTCTCTAAATAATATTGGATCATACCTAAATCCACCCTTCCAAATACTTTTAGTACCGTCTAAACTTCTCTGGTTCGATGGTTTGCCGATATCTGATAGTGATACAGTTACTAGATCTCCTGATTTGAAGATATTTTGTACTTCAAATAAATTATTATTATGGCTATTTAATTCAACTGTATCTACGTTTGCATCAACTAAGTATTTTAAGTTAATTTGAGTTTTATCGTAGAAATTTAAATTTTGACTTGGAATACTTTTTATCCAGCCTACTTTGTATGAGTTATGGTCGATGGCAGGATTATTGCCATAACTACTGTCACCAGGCCAAGTTGCGGATGCACTTGAATATGTGTTATATTTTAAACTTATTGACTTAGATCCACTGTATCTTGGTAAAATGCTCCTACGTAGTGCATAGTTATAATCTTGAACTTCTGCGTATTGTCCGTATGGATTGCTCTGTGAAACAGCTCCCCATGCTATTGATTGAGTTACTAATCCTAGATTGGATGGAACACTTTGTCCAGCCGTATAATCAAGCTCTAGAAACTGTTTGGATTTTGGAGCATGTAATACGTTTTGATAGTTTCCTATTAGTTGTACGTCTATAGGAGCTATTGTTGTTTGGTTTGGATTATAGGACTGCTCTACTTGAGGAGTGCTGCTATAATCAGCTTTAAACTCTGATCCACTGTACTCTCCGGTATACTTCTCAAATGATTGATTATGTGCTAGTGGGACATATCCTAATGCAGTTGGAACATTCTCAGTATAGCTTGATGTTATGTTTCTAAATCCACCGTCTGCAGCGTAGATCTTAAGCATTTCCAACTTTTCCCAATCGTTTGTGATTGAACTAGTTGTTGCAGTTGGTTCATGTCTTGCGTACTTGTTACGCTCTAACATGTGCGATTTTATGATAATACCAGTGGAAAGACTTGCTCTTGCTGGAACAAAGTCCTTGATCATCTTAAAGATTGAATTATTATAATATTTAATAACTCTTATAAAATCCCAAACGTTATACCTATGTGTATAATTTGCCGCAAAGTATGTATTTGATGTTGCAACTAAAGGATCGTAGGAAGATGAGTACTGCAGCGCTGGGTCGGCTATAAGGGACTCTACGTCATAGTCTCCTCCTATGTAGCCTGCGATATCTGCGTTAATTGAGTCTGCTGGAGAGAATCCAACCTCCAAGCTAATCGAGTTCTTTATTGTATCGTTTTGGTATCGTTGGATAGTTGTGAACGGAGACAATACTGTTGAACCAATCTCATTACTAGATCCACTAAAGATTTTATTATTTTGAATACCTTGAACATCTAACTGATCTCCTCTCTGATAACCTCCAAACTCGTTAATAGTTAGAGTTGTATCTGGAATACCATAGCAGGCTATTAAGGCTTTTACTCCTCTCTCAGTTCCTCTAGTTTTATACAAATAAGCTAGATTGTGGTAGAGTCTCTTGTATACTTCGTCGGTTATTGTTTGAGCAGGTAAAGTTGCTATACTAGAAGTAACATAGTTTGTTATGTGCTCAGAACCTGTTGGAGGCAATAAACTACCATCAGGATTGATTCCTAATAAAGAATAGTAAATATTATTGGATACATTTGTGTTTGTATATAACTCCATTCCAAATCCTTTCAGAGCATCACTAACCAAATCCATAGAAATACCAACGTTAGGATTATTCTCAGCCGAATATCTCGTTGTAACATCCTTGTAGTAAATCCATATATTATCAAAGTGCTGACCAATCATATCCAAGAAAGTCAGGTAAGGTTGGTTACTTGAGTCATCTCTAATATAGGCTGGGGCTGTGTATCTTAGTGCATCGCTGTTAAGTTCATCGTATACAGAAGCTGAGTACAACATACTCATTGATCCTGCTGATGGTTGTGTGTCTACGCTTCCTAGCCAATTAATGGCCTGTGAAGATGTTACTGAATATAAGGTGTACGGTTGTGTTGAAGTGCTTTTAGGCCATGCAGTTGATGCTGAGCTAAAGTATAGGTAGTGCTCATATCCATCAAATTTAGTAATTATACTGTTAATATTGGCTTGTAGAGCTGTTTTAGCAGTTGCTGTATTAACTCCAACTAAACCTGCTTGAGCAGCTTCAATTAGCTCTAATTTATATACAAAATTATTTAATCTATCCTCAATAGAAGAAAAGTGAATAAAGTTATCAAAAGCACTGTAGTCAACGTTTATCGATAATCCTTTCTCATCAAACATCGATTGTAGTTGTTGATATGAGGACGATACCGAGGTGTTGAATAAGCTTGTGTAGGTGTAGTATGGTGTAGTTTGACCTGCTTTTTGAGCTATGTCTATCTTATAGTTCGGTCCTCTTAGTTGATTCTGAGCTACAACAGTCTCGGCTGCCACACTTATATCTACTGTGTATTCTACAGATTCTGCAGCTTTTCCTACAACCCAGAAAGTTGATTTAATATCAAAATCACTAGGAAGTGGTTCGTAAAGTTTGAATAATACATACCCAATTCCGTCAGTCTCAAGAGTATAGACTGCATTAACTGCTATAACTTGATTATCGTTTCCAAAATTTAGGTAGAAGTCAGGATAATAGTTATCTCCTTGTAGAGTATTGTTGAAGGTAACAAAAGCATTCTGCAAATCTCCATTAGATAAGTCTTGTCTAACTACCCTTATCTCTGTTCTACTTGTTGATATTTCTTTAATCCAAAAAGTAGCTGTTTGACTTGATTGTAGATATTTTGTGAAAAAGTTATACTTAATACTAACAGTTCCTCTATTATATCCATTAAATCTTATATCTGCTTCAGGATCTACTAAGATACCTGTGCTAGTTACTCCATCTTGAGATAAACTAGAATCTATTTGATAGCTTGTACTATTATAGTTGCTTGCTATTATATTTCCACTTAAATCTCTAATAAAGTATTCAACATAATCTCCCCCTGATCCAAAGGTAGGGGTTATGTAATTGGTTTGTATTAAAGCTAGATCACTTCCTTGGTATGCTTGGTAATTATCTCCTGCTAATCCTGTGTATGTTACATTTACTGTCTCCATTATACTATATTACTTAAATTTAAGAAGTTTTGACTTTGCTCTAATAGCTGCTGCCTTAGTGAGTTAATTTCATCTATATAAGCCTGCTCTGTATCAGTTACTACCGATCCTCCTAAATATTCTGTACTTTTTTTAACTAAAAATTCATGTGAATTTACAATTCCTGTTGCTGGTATTTGAAAAAATAATTGGTTGTAGTAATCAAAAAATTGCTGAACTGTGACAGCTGGTGCTTGTGAGGCAGTCACTGGAGAATACAGCTCTGAGAAGGTTGTATTTACAACTCTACCATAGGTATTACGTCCAAAGACTTCTTTAGTTAATATTACTTCTTGAGTCATCTTATTTTATCACTTTAAATATTAGATCATTATCTATTACCAGTTCCTCATAAGGAAGTAAAGCTAAATCATCCGCTGAGTATAATGATAAAGCGTCATAAATAGATTGCTCGTTATTGTATATGGATAAAGGTCCAAATGTTGTTGAATACACTCTAGTCTTTATTAATATACGATAAAATCTCTCAGGTTCCAACCCATTTGTGTAAATATAAAAATAATTTGAAATAGTATCAGCACTTAGAGCTGTGTAAGTCTCATCAAAATCTACTATCATTTCGTTAGTCTTTAGATCTTGAATAGCCCAAAAAGTTTCTTTTGGTAAATACTTAGATTGTAAGTAGACTGACGATGTTGTAAACTGTCTAGCGGGGTAGGTGTCTCTTACAGCAGTTCTCATCTTATAGATAGAGCCTTGCCTAAAGGTTCCTGGGTTATTTGCCAGTGTTAGTGTGAATTCGTTTCCAAGTACGTAGCTGCTTCCTACAGGATAGTAGTTTGCATCATTCCATTTGAAGTCAATACAAGGAGGATAGATGGTATGAGTGTCAACCGAGAAAAACTTTAGATCTATATAAGATCCTGAAGATTGTTCGATGGCTTTTGGATGCTTTACTATAAGCCCGTAATTTGGTATGCTTGATGAAATCCAAAGGTTTACGACACTGCTAATGTCCATGTTCACATCCTTACTACTCATGTAGTCAAAAGACTGACTTTCTGGATAAGCTGCGTTCCAAGTTCCTCCTCCTGTAACCCAAGTAGCTGATTGGCTAGCGAATCCTGTGTAAGTCCAAGAAACTCCATTTCTTTGCTCAGGTAAATCAGCATACTTACCAGTCCCCATATCCCAAGACTGTGATACTGCGTAGGCTTCTAGTGAGTAAGTTGTATTTAAGTTTTGAGCAAATGCTAAATTCAGCTTTAAACTAGCCTGCCATGATCCACTAATCGACTGAGAAGCAAAAGTTTGGATTAAATTTATATCCTTATTTGAAAATTGTAATAAGGCTCTTCTTATATCAGGTACCTGTGGAGTTGCTAATAAAGCCGAGTAGTTATCGTCTACCGCTATATCATAGTTATAGTACGGAGATTGGTCTATAAGACCTCTACTATCAAATCTCAGTGGATCATAAGAATTCTTAACTGATACCTCTAAAACCGAATCTCTTCCTGTGTTTTTAAAAGGATATGATGAGTAGATCGTAGCGTCTGCTGACGGAAATATTTTGTAGACTGCCATAGTTATGTAATTGCTATGTATAAATATGACTAATTATAGTTTTGTAGAACTATACTAACCCCTTACATAGTTACCACACGTCCTCTAATATCAATATCCGGAAATTTAACTTCGAAAATACTTGGATCTAAGGATGGGTAGATCACTCCGTTTAAAGTTGCTGCTTGTATATCATAGCTGTACTGAGAATAGTCCCCGTCTGCTGCTGATAAATTACTTATTGCAACACTTTTAACTGTTTGTACACCATCTACTTGATCTAGCAAGGTATACACCTCAGATAGTATAATTGGTTGGTTTATTTGCCAATTATCAATGCTAAAATAAGACTTTAACTGTGTTAGGCAATTTGCTATTGTCTCTCTAGCTGAGTAGTCAGGTCTTAGTGTTATGTCGAAGTTTACTCCAATATTAACTATATAAGCTGATTTAATTGTCAACGAATCTGTTAACATTCTATATTGGCCTATATAGGTTTGTAGGTTCTGCACTAAAGCACTTGGTAAAGCATCTAAGTGTCCTGCTTGGTTAAATCCTAGAGCATATAAACTTACTGCTATTGGATCACGTTCTCCTGGTTGATTGCTTTGGTATTGTCCAAATAAAACAGAGTCTTTTGTAATATAAGCCTTTGCAACTTGTCCAAACTTTCCAGGCATACCTAGAGCAAATCCTAAATAATCCTGCTGTGTTACAGCTCTCATTTGAGATGGGAAGGAAGCAGCTATATTCAATCTTAGCTGTTCAGTTGTATCTCCATCTCCTCCTCCTATTGCTGGTGTTGCATTTGAAGTAGCTAGACTGGCTAGGTAGGTTGGTGCTATGCTTGGATTTGTTGCTCCTGCAAAGATAGCTGAGGAGTTTACAATTTGAGTAAGCTCTCCAGTCTGTACATTTGCTGTTGCTCCACCTCCGGCTAAGTATGTAACAGTCAGGGTTGTATTTGATGGAGCCAAGCCATAGGTTTCATTAGAAACAAAATTAGTTGAATCAAAGGCTGTATAAAATAAATCAAGTCCATTCACTGTTCCTATTCCGACATTAAAGGGATCTGGAACTAATTCGGTTGCAGGAGTTGTGTTTACCCCTGCACCAAACTCAAGTTCTAGGCTTGAATTGTTTTTAACTCTTGAAACAAATCGCATAGGCACTGCCATCTTTTCCAAAATATAAGGAACTTGATTAGCTTCTTGGTATAGTGCTGGATAATTTGCAGCAATATTATCTACTGCATTTAGTATGTAATCCTGAGCTAGGTAAGGAACCTCGTACCACCTATTCCCACTACTATCATATACATTTAAGATTTCAATTATATTGGAATCGTTAATTGTTTGAATTGAAAATCTCTGAGCTGCTCCAAAAGTAAGAGTTGCTGTTTTAGTTTGACCTGATAGAGCTTTTACTGTTTTCTTCAGTAAGTAAGATGCTGGGTTTCCTCCAGAGGTCGTGTAAACAGAAATATCAGTTGGATCAAAAGAAGAGGATACGCTAAAATCAATTTTAGACGGTACATAAAAGTATCCATTAGCGCTTGTAGTTGATTGAACCTCCATACCTTCTGCTATGATTAAAGCGTAGTTAAAATCAGGAGAATAGCTATATCCTACAGCTGGTACTTGCTGGTATACGTCGAGGTTTACAATTGCTGCTGATGTTACCTTTGGTCTATAGCCTAGCATGTATGCCATTGTGTATAGATTTGCTGGTTGCTTAGCATACTCTAAAAAAGTTTCTTGTATTTGGTTGTCTAAGTAAAAAGATAATACATCTCCTACATAGGAAGCCATATCCATGAACATGGTTCCTGGAGAAGCTGTTGTAAAATCGTTATACGCAGTTGGATAGTATGCCTTTGCATACTCTATTAATGCATCTTTGAAGGATGCAAAATCCTTATTCAAGTACTTTATATCTTTAGCCATTTATACCTATTAGAATGTTATCTGATTGATTTGTGTTTGTTATTACGTAAGAAAATTGAACATAAAAAATATTTCTATCTGGATCACTTGTAACTGTTAGAGCAGATACTGATACATTTGGAAAGTTATTTTCAACTCCAGCCTTAATAGAACTTTCAAGATCGGCTGCTGATTGGGTTGTTATTTGTTCAAATAGTTTAGATCTTAAGCCAGCTCCAAATTGAGGATTAAAAATCCTCTCTCTTGTATCTGTTAATAAGTAATTTATTATATTATACTTGAGTTGCTCTTGAGTTGTGTATACAGTTTTAAATGCTACCACATTATTGAATGGTAAAGCAACCCCAACACCAGTTGAAGGTTTTAAATCTAATACATTAATATTTCTTACATTATATGCCATTATATAGCTCCTTTTTCTCTTAGGCTACTCATTAAAGCAGTGTAGTCAGGCACTGCGTTGATTTCTACCATTTCTATATTAGAACTTGCTCTTGCTGTTGCAAACATGCCTTCTACTGAATCGGCTACTTGTGGTTCAGGAGTAAATCCTTCCATAAGACCACCAAAGCCTGTAGTATCTTGAGGGGCATGATTAAAGGAACTTGCATCCTCATAAGTCATACTTTTTGCTGTCTCAGCAAGTAAGTTATTCAAAGGATTTCCAGCAGATAGCTTAGGAGCTATAACTGAAGGAGCCTTTCTTGTGTTTAAGGTTCCTGGAATAAAAGGTTTTTTTGCTACCTGAGTCTCTGCTATAGGTTGTCTATTTTCCTTATTTACTATGATGGCTTCTTTTAAGATTTCAGATAGTTGGTCTTGAATAGCTGCTCTAACCTCCTCTCTTATTAATTTTCTTAGTGTATCTATTTGTCCCATATACTTATAAATATTTTAATTATACAGTTTTGTGTTTATTATCATTTAGGAGCGAATGCGCTGTTAGCTAATCTACCTTGTACTGCTATATTACTTTTTAAGTTTGTTTGAGCTCCTTGAAGCTGATTCTTTGTTCTTTGTCTTAATTTTTTACCACCAGGTAAGCTGTTTACAAAAGACTGTAATTCTAAAGGAGCTTCAGGCATTCCTGCTAGAACTCCAGTAGTACCTAGAGGTAAGTTATTACTATTTAAAAAAGTTAGAGAGGTTGATATCACAACTACATTTGGATCAACAGTACCTGCCTCAGGTCCAACTAATCCTGCGTTTAATAGTTTGACTTTTACCTCATTTATTATCACATTTAAGTCAGTAGCAAAGGTTAAATCTGATTGTAGTACTGCTATTCCACTGGAATCGATTGCCACACCTCTTCTACGCTTATGAGCTATTGTAGTATCCACCACTTCCTCATCTATTACTTGTATTGTGTAGTTACCAAAAGTAACTGTGCCTGGATTAGAGTTGGAATCGTACTGTTTTAGATATGCAGTTAATTCCTCATTTAGAGTATTTAATTGGCCAGACGAATCATTTAACTGCTTGCTTATATCAGCTGGAGCTGCTTTACATTTTGTAATGTCTGCAATAATTATATTTAATCTA